TTTCATTTAGTGATATAATATTATTCATTACGCTGTCTCCTCTTCATCAATTGCAATATCGCAGAAGATTTCGAGGAAGTCTACATCGTCAAAGTCAAGATTATGTTGTTCGCAATATGCATCTACAACAGCATAAACAGCAGTGTCGATATAATCTTCGTGAAGAACACCCGCTTCAACGTCAGCGACAGTATCTTGATAGCGAGTGTATAGTTCTTTGTAAGACATTTTATTTCTGTAAGACATTTTATTTCTCCTTTGTCTCTAACTTATACACTCTTTATAAAGTGATTCGTCCTGATTGTCAAGTGTTATTTCATCGAATTTATCATTATTTTTAAAAGCATAAATAAGTATATAACACTCGTATAAGACCGAGGCAACACTCTAATGGAGGCAACAAATGACTGATGAAGATCAGGTAAATGATGTAACTGAGACATCTGAAAATAATTCTCTGGATAGCAATGAAAATCGTGGTTTCTCGCAAGATGAAGTCAATCGTATTGTAGCTGATCGTGTCGCACGTGAACGTAAAAAGTTCGATGGTGTAGATGTAGATCAATACAAGAATTGGCAACAGCAAGAAGAAGACCGCAAAATCGAGCAACAAAAACAACGTGGTGAGTTTGAAAAGATTTTGAAAGACCAAGCTGATAAGTTCAGCAATCGTATTTCAGAACTTGAAGGCACACTAACAAAAGAAAAAGTAGATGGAGCATTGTTAAATGCGGCATCTAAAAATCGTTCAGTTGCTCCAAACCAGGTCGCAGACCTATTGAAGAATCGTGTTCGTTTAAACGAACTAGGGCAGTCAGAAGTCATCTCAGATGATGGCACACCACTGTATAAAGACGATGGTTCTCAAATGGGCGTTGATGATCTAGTAAAAGATTTTCTAGCTACTAACCCGCACTTTGCGGCTCCTAGTGCATCAGGCACAGGTAGCACAGGTAAAGTCGGTGGCGAGGTTCGTTCAAATGAATTGGACGTATCGAAACTAGATATGGCAAACCCAGAACACCGAGCGAAATACGCAGAGTGGCGCAAAAAGCAGGGTATGCTTTAATTTTAACGCCTGAATAGGAGAATTATCATGGCTAACGAAGCAACAACAACATCATTAAACGACTTGCTACCATCAATCGTAGCAGAAGCAATGTTCCAAGCACAAGAAGCATCAATCATGCGTGGCTTGGTTAAGAATTTTGCACTAGGTGCAAACAACGGTAAAACTGTAACAGTTCCAACTTACCCGCTAATCGCAGCGGCAGGTGTAGCTGAAGGAACAGATTTAGCTAACACAGCAATCGCAACTGGCGGCGCAGTATTAACTGTAGCAGAAGTAGGCGTAATGGCAACTGTAACTGATCTAGCACTACGTTCATCAGCATCAAACGTAATCGCTGATGTAGGTAAACTAATGGGTAACGCAATTGCGAAGAAAATGGATCAAGACTTGATCTTAGAATTCGCAAACTTTGCAGGCACAATCGGCAATGCAACAACTGCATTCTCAGCGGCACAAATCTTTGAAGCAGTAGCACGTCTACGTCAAAATGGCGTATCAGGTGGCGACATGGTATGTGTAGTGAATCCACTAATCGCATATGACATGAAAGCAGCATTAACAAACACATTGAATGGTTCTGAAATTCAGAATGAAGCAATGCGCACTGGTTATGTTGGTTCACTTGCAGGCGTATCAGTGTATGAAACTAACAACGTTGCACACACAACTGGTGACTCAATCGGCGGTATCTTCCACCGTGACGCACTAGGTCTAGCAACTATGCAAGACATCCAAATCGAAACACAGCGTGACGCATCACTACGTGCTTCTGAATTGGTAGCGACAGCAGTATATGGAACAGGCGTATTGTTTGACTCATATGGCTTCCAAATGTCAGCAGACTCAACACTAGCAGACGCATAAGTTTAATTTAAACTAAGAGAAGGGGATTGTCCCCTTCTCTATTTGCTTACTAGGAGAACGCATATGGCAATGTCAACAGATGACAATTTAATAGAATATCAAGCAGACATCTTAGAATATGGTATTGATGATTTTGATTCATATCATGCAAAAGCACGTGAAGACATCTTACGCAGATTACGAGATGAATGGTGGGTTCGTTCTAGAAATATGACTAACTATGATATTTCACGTTCTCTACCAAGTTTGGAAATGGACACAACACGTCTTACAGAATCGCAGTTTACACGTTGTGCTGTGTATCGTGTTCTTTCAGAATACGCTCTACCACAACTAACAAAGTGGAATGCTGATGGTGATGAAGATAAGTTTCAAGTAATGATGAAGCACTATCGTAAAAAGTATGATGAAGAATTTAACTCTGTCTTACGTGATGGTGTAGAGTATGATTTCAACAATGATGATACTGTAACTGAATCAGAGAAACAACCATTCCATACAAGAAGGTTAGTTCGCTAATGAAGATTAAAATTCATACAAGAAACTTTAGAGCATACATCAGTAGCTTTAAAAGACGTATGAATCGTGCAATCCCAAAAGCTCTAAATAAGAGTGGAGAGAAAACAGTCCAAACTATCGTTGAAAGAACACAAAGCGGTAAAGGACTTGCAGGGACATTTAAAAGATATTCAAATGAGTATCGTGACTATAGACAAAAACAAGGACGTGGTAGCAAACCAGACTTAAACTTTTCAGGTCGTATGCTTTCCAATCTTGGTGTAGAACGTAAAAGTGGCAACAGTGTCAAAGTTAAGTTCTTTAGACAAGAAGAGAAAAAGAAAGCAATACAGAACCAAAAGACTAGACCATTCATAGGTCTAAGAAATGATGAGTTAAGACATGTAACTACAGCGTTTAGAAAACAATTTGAGAGAGATATCTAATGAGCAAAACAAGTTATCGTGAAAATATCGCAAAAGACATAGCAAAAAAGATTAAGAGTATTAAGTCTGTTCGCTATGTAGACCGTGATGTTTTTGATCCAGATGAAATAAGTGATGCTCAGTTTCCAGCAGTTCTAGTTCAAAGTGGGTCTGAAACTAAAACAGACATCACTATGGATGACCGTAAAGGCGATATCGAATATATCATAACAGCATTTGTTAAAGGTAAGTATATCGATACAGCAAGAAACAAAATCTTAGATGAAATAGAAGAGAAATTATACGAGGATGTATCAAGAGATGGTTATGCTATCGATACACTTGTTACGGAAATAAACACTGATGAGGGTGTTTTATATCCACTAGGTGCGATACAGATTATTGTTCGTGTCGAATACATTCACCAAAAGGGTGACTTAGATAAAGGCTAACAGGAGAATACAATGGCAGTTATTACAGGTAAAGACGGTAGCGTAGCAGTGGGTTCAGCAGGCTCAGAAGTAAACGTTACAAAGATCACATCGTGGTCAATCAGCATTGAAGCAGACACACTAGAGTTCACAAACTTTGGTTCAGGCGGTTGGAAAGAGAACATGGGTTCATTGAAATCATGGTCAGGTTCAATCGAAGGTTTTGCAGATACAGCACAAACAGCAACACTAGCAGTAGGCACAACAGTGTCAGTTGTTCTTGTTGAAGGTGGCACAGGTTCATCAACATACACAGGCGATGCAATCGTAACATCACAATCAGTAGATGCGGCAACAGCAGAACTTGTAACAGTATCGTTTGACTTTACAGGTTCAGGCTCACTAGCAGAAACAACAACATAAGAGGTTAATAATGAGTGTAATAGCAAATGCGAAGACGCATTTTAAAACTAAACTAACAGACAAACTTGAATGCATTGAAGTTCCTGAATGGGAAACAAAAGTGTATTACAAGGGCAGTGCTACTTTGAAACAGACTGAAGAAGTAGTTGCATTACATCGTGAAAACAAAGTAGCAGAGGCATTGGCAGTAGTGCTAATCTCACGTGCTTTGAATGAAGATGGGACTAAAATGTTTACTATCGCAGACAAGTTCGACATGATGAATTCAGTCGATCCTGAAGTTATTACGACAGTAGCATCTCATATTCTAAACTCTGAACCAGATGGCAGTGACATAGAAAAAAACTAACAAAGGATGCTGACACATATTTCTTGTTTCAGTTAGCAGAACATCTTCATAAGACTGTTGATGAGATACTAGAAATGTCAGCATCCGAGTTCATTGGGTGGTCAGAGTATTTAAAAATTAAAGAAAAACGGAGCAAGCGTAATGGCAAACACTAGTATAGAAATTGAAATTAAAGCACTCGACAAAACAGGTAGAGTCTTTGACAAAATGGAGAAATCGCTTGGTCCGCTCAACAAAAAAGTTGGGAAGATGTCTGGTCAATTCGATAAAGTTGATAAGTCAGTCAATAAGACAGGCAAATCATTTAATAAACTAAAAGGTCTAATAGCAGGCGCAGTAACAGTAGCAGGTATATCAGCTTTTGGTAAAGCAGTTCTTGGAGCGGCAGGTAACGCAGAAGACTTGAAAGTTGCACTAGAAACAGTTACTGGTTCAGCGGCAGAAGCAGACAAATCATTTGCATTCATTCGTGATTTTACAGAAGGAACACCATTCAAAGTAGATAATGTAGCAAGCAGTTTCATCAAACTTAAAAACGCAGGTCTTGAACCAACAGCAGAACTAATGACAACATTAGGTAATGCGGCTTCTGTATCAAGTGACAAAGTGGGTGCGCTAGAAGCAGTAACTAACTTATACTCACGAACAGTAGCTGGTGGTCTTGGTGTTGAAGAACTAGATCAACTTAATGATCGTGGTATTCCTGTATATGATATCTTAATGGAAAAACTTGGCAAGACTCGTGGAGAAATGTCTAAGTTCGGTAAGTCAGCAGAAAACGTTGCACTAGTTAGACAGGCATTGTCTGAAGGATTCGATGAGCGTTTCGGTGGTGGTATGGAACGTGCATCAGAAACACTAAATGGTAAATTTGGAACGCTAGAAGACACAATGGAAGGTCTACTAATTAAAGTAGGCGAAGGTGGGTTGTCAGATGCGGTTAAAAATGCAACTATCAGTTTCACAGATTTCATCAAACAAAACGAAGACCTTGCTCTTGCACTAGGTGAAAAACTAGGACAAGCAGTAACGTTTGTTACCGATGGCATCATCATGCTATTTGAAAATGCACATAAAGCACAACCAATCTTTGATCTACTTGGTGTGATATTCAGAGACATTGTAGCACCAGCGGCAGTGCTAATATTTGATGCACTTGTTAAATTATCAGAGATACTAAAACCAATGATCGAAGCTACGCTTCCAGTAGCAAAGACAATCTTTGAAGGTCTTGGTAATGTTATGACAGAAGTAGTTGTCCCAGCATTCAATACAGTTATTGATACAATCACACTAGTCATCGACAAGATCAAAGGTATGATTGATTTCATTGGTGCAGGTATTGCTAAAGTCACAGAGTTCGGTTCAGCAGTTAAAAATAAAGTTACAGGCGGCTTTGATGCAGCAGGTGATGCTATTGGTGGTTGGGTTCAAGGTGGTAAAGAAAACATTTACGGCTTCTATGATTGGGCAGTTGGTAACTCAGTAATCCCAGACTTAGTAAATGATATCGGTAAGTATATGGATATGATGCCGAAGAAGATGGTTGATCCGATTGCTAAAGCAGTTGATCAGTCAAAGAACGTAATGAACAAACTACCAACATCAATAAATCCAAACGTCATTTCATCTCCTGTTAGCGGCGTAGGATCAGGTATTCCAGTATCAACTGGTGGTGGTATGGGCAGTGCGATGGCTGTAAATAACTTCAATATTTCAGGAGTAAATACTGGCGGTGCAGATGGTCAATTCCAAACAAAACAGATGAGACAATACATTGAAGGTATTGCAATCAAAACTGCACATCAAGTTCTTAGACAGAACAACGGATTCGGAGGACTAGTAAATGGCTGATTTACCACTACAAACTAGAATGTCACTTTCAACAAGTTACAGTTCTAACCCACGACACAGACTAGTAGAGTTTGGCGATGGATACATTCAAAGAACACCACTGGGATTGAATTATCAAAGACGTTCAATAACAGTAACACACGAAAATCTTACTCAGTCAGAAGCTGGAACAGTAATCGTCTTTTATGAAAATCGATACATAGATGCGGCAGCAATTGATATTGACTCTAACAATTTATTAAGAACATCAGGTAAATTCTACTTAGAAAGTTTTGATGTTCAAATGGCTGATGGCGACAAGAGAACTATCAACGCAACTCTGACTGAGGTATTCGATCTATGACAACACCAGTAGAAGAATCACAGAAACTGGTAACACCACAGATTGCTCAACTCATGGAGTTTGACTTTCGCAGTATTGGTGGTAGTGCTAGAGTATTTCTTGCAAATCAACAAGAGGGTGATGGAAGTGGTGGCTATCAGAAAGTAGACATTACTTGGGATGGTAGTGTAAGAACATTTGAACATATTGATTTTACGATTTCTAGTTTACGTTCTGATCTTACTGGTTCAATAGCAGAACCAACACTATCAATTGCGGCTTTTGATTTATGGCAAATATCAGGATGGGCAAGTGCTACATCTGGTTTGTCATTAATGGATTATCGTGGTCTAAAGATGAAACGTCAAAGACTGTTTTATAGCACACCAACATTGATTGCACCACAGACATTCTTCGTAAAGAATGTAGATGAATTGACCCCAGAAGTAATTACTTTTACACTGACTCCTAGTATGGGGACAGAGAATGGTAATAAACCAAGCGCAAGGAAATTAGAAATATGATGTTCAATAAGTTTGATTTAGGTCAGTTCGTTAAGACACACTTAGCACAAGAAATTCAAAAGTCACAAATTGGTAACTTTATGAAACAAAAAGGTGCCCCGCCAATTACAGCAAGTATTACAAAAACTAAGTTGGGCGATAAGTCTAAAACAGCAGATGGTATTGATATGGGTCAGCAAGTAAATGCAGGTGTTATACCAATCATCTATGGACACGTTGGTATGTCTAACACTCAGTTCGATCTAGGTCAAAAGCCAAGTGATGTAGATGCTGAGTTTGTAACACAAGAAGTTAAGTTCCCAGTATCAGAAGGTCCAATTTACGGTCTTTCTTATAGATATCTTAATGGTGGCAGAGATTTAACTGGACTAGCAGAAAATAGTATACAAAAATACGCTGCTGTAGATACATCACATCATTTAAAACAAGTTGTTATCAATGACAGTTTTGTAATGGACCCAAAAACGTCAGTCGCAAACTTTAAAGATATCAAGTTTGAAATGACGCTAGGCGATGGTGCAGGTGTTGGTCAAAGTGCTACTATCTCAGATTACAATCCACTTTTACAAGAAGAAGATGGCGACAAGATTGAAGCAATCGATGATCCAACAGATGGTAAACTACTAAATGACTTGGGCGATGTTACAGCGGCAAAAGGTGTTAACTATGTTCTATTTTGGAATACAGAAACAGGTCAATGGGAAGCAAAGTCGTTCAATGCTTTACTAAATGAAACTGGTGCTACTTACGATGGTGGTGCAGGTGGTAGTGGTGGTGACGGTGGCACAGGCGGTGGCGGCGGTCTAGGCGGCACTGGTGGTGGTGCTACTAGTGCTATTGCAAAAACTTATACACAATATAACCCACCAGCAACACACGTAGAAACAACTGGCACACTAAAAACGACAACAACTATAACATCACCGACAGGTGCTGGTGCGGCTGTTGTAAGTGGTAAAGGTGCGCCTCTACGTAGACTAGATCAAACAACACCATACTTTACAACAGACATTGACTTTGCAGATGTAGATGAAACAGTAGACACAATTGATTTAACAACATTCTTCCCAGAAGGTATCTACAAAGAGATTGAAACAGTATCTACAGTAGTAGATGGAACAATAACACTATGTGGAACAGAACGTCCGATTACAGGTAGTGGCGATCTAAATTGTTTAACACCAAACGTAACACTTGCAGAAGACGGACAATCAACGACAACTACTACACGTGTAAATGGTTCAGTTACAGTTTATTATGTTTTAACGACAACTATATGTGGGCGTGAGTTTATCTTAGATGAGAGTAGCTATTCGATATCACATCTAAAGAATGGTGGTTATAAACATACAAAGTCTATCGCACCAATGTCTATGAATGCAGGTAGCGGATCAAAAGAAGATGGATCACAACAGATTGGTTCTATCTCAGGTGTAAACGATTGTAACGCAACAGCATTAGATGACTTTAACTTTCAAGATTACACACTGTCAGATTATCTAACAACTTACCCAGATCAAATACTTAAAGCGGCAAACACTATCAAAGTATATGCTTGGTTCGACAATAGAGAAGCAGATGACGAATACAGAATATCTACAAATGCATATTTAAACGCAGTAGAAGTTGTAAAGCCAATGGATGCAAGTGGAACTTACAAACAAGGCACACTATCACAAAGTGCTTATAAGTTGTTTGAACCAGATCATGGATTTAAAGCTCACATTGCTGATACAGAATCAGATGCATTTGATTTAGAAAACAACAGAAAATATACGCAGTTTATATCAGGGTCTTTTGGTGCTACTGGCGCACCTGATCCATTAGTTGTGCAAGATGGATTAGCATCAACTGGTAGTTCAGGTTCATCAGGTAATGGTGGTGCGGCAGGTGCTATCGGTTCAGGTGGTAGTGCAGGAACACAAGGTTCAGTTACAGTTCCAGCAGTCCCAGATGTTCCGTTTGCAGAATTGTCTAAAGATGGTTCTTATTCAGGTGATGGTGTTGCAGATACAGTCACACTGCCAAGTTCATCAGTAGCAAATGCAGACGCAGGTGCAGAGAACACACTTACTATTTCAGTAACACAAGGCTCAGTTGATGTTGTAACTGTTGGTGGTTCAGTAACAGCAATAGGTAGAAACACAAGTGCATTAACTCTTATAGGGACCGCAGCGAACCTACAAGCGACCCTAGACAGTGGGTTAAAGTTCTTTAGCACAACAGCTACAACTGGTGACATTACAATAACACATTATATTAGTTCTTCAGAAGGCAATTCTAGAACAACTAGAACAATTCGTTCGCAAGCGATTACAGAATATGTTGCACCAACATTTACAATCACAGTAAATAATTATGTAGGCACATTTGATGCGTATGTTCGTGGTAAAGCAATCATGAATAGCATTACAGGTGCAACAAGCAATGATGCAACAGCAACGTTGATTGCACAAGCAATTACAAGTTATACAAGTATCCCAAATTGGACAGCAACAGTTAGTGCAAACGTAGTTACTTGCACTGGTCCAGTAGGTCTTGGTAACAGCTACAACGGCATTCTACCAACATACACTGGCACAATGGATGCAACAATAACAGAGATTGCAGGTGGTGTTTCACCAAGTCGTGTCACACAACCAAAGCAATCTACTAAAAATATTAAAGGCAAGTTTATCCCAGCATTGGCATTTACAAATACATTAGATGCATCAGATGTTTCCTTTGCTCAGATCAAATACAGACCAGAACAAGGTGATGGCGAAGCAACACTTAGTGAGATTGGTTTCTATGTAGGTGGTATGTCACAGATGGAAGAACCGAATCAAGGAAGTAGTCCTTTAACTTTTCAGCAATGGAAAACAGCAGGTTACACATCAGCAAAAGGATGGGCATCTACAACAGCGTGGGTATTCTTTGACTATCTAACAAATACAAGATACGGTCTTGGTAATGACATTGTGCTTGATGATGAACAAAAAGAACAACTTTACGAAGATATCTACACATGCGCTCAGTGGTGTGTTCACAATCCGACAGGTGATACTGAAATCGCTGCTAGTGTATTTCATGGTATTTTCTATGGAGCAGAATCTAAGTTCGAAGCACTACAGAAAATTGCAGACAGGATGCTTGCAAAGTTTGTTTATCTTAATGGTAATCCAAGATTGATTTTCGATGCAAACTCACATACTTGGACAAGTGGATCATATACTCATGTTCCAGTGATTAAGAAACTAGTCAATCAAACAAGTGCCGCTAACATGATGTATCAAAGTGGATCGATTGACAATATCTTTAACGTGATCAATGTAAGTTTTAACAATCCTGCGAACTACTTTAGAACAGAAGAAGTTCAATATAAAAATACTGCAAGTATCGCTAAGTATAGTGAACGTGAAACTAACATCGAATTACTTGGTTGCACAAACAAACAAGCGGCATTATGGCATGGTGCGTGGATGTATGAAACAGAAGCATCAAATGCAGAGACAGTAACTTACATCGCAGGTTGGGATCATTTTGATGTTCTACCAGGTGATCTAATTCACTTGAATGACGGGCTGAGAGTAGACACAACAACAGTTGGCGCACGTGTATCAGCAGTTAATGGCACAACACTTACACTAGACAGAAGTGCAAGTGGAAATATCGCAGTAACAGACACAAGTGGCAATGTTCAAACTGGAACAGTCAGCGGAACAACTGCAACAATGTCATCTGGCACTTATCAAGTTGATGCAGTAGCAAACGTTTACAGCGGAACATTCGAAGCAAACTATCGTGTAATTGCGATTGAAGAGTCAGAAGATGGCATTTATGCTGTCACAGCACAGAAACATGACCCAGATAAATATACTAGAATATGGGCAAACACAGTCTAGCGGAGAAATAAATGGCATTAGGTAAAACAGTATCGTATACACCGTTCAATGAAACGAGCTTTGCATACGGTAGCAATGAAATTGCAACAGCACACATAACAGAATTCCCAAACGCAACTGACATTGTGAAAGTAACAATCAGTTGGTTATCTGGTAATTGGGATAATACTACAGGTCACTTATCTACTCCAAGTGTCGGAACAGCAGTAGCAGTATATAACAAAGTAAAAAAAGAATGGTATGTAAAAGGCGAGCGTGACGATGTAGACGCTGTTTTAGCCGCAATGTCTTTCTTTCCTGCGGACAAATCAGAAACAAGACTTTGGAATCCAACACCATTAAAAAGTAATCTTACATCTGGTAACTATGGTTCAACAGAAGAGCCTCCAACAATCGGTGATACAAATTTCACTGTAAGAGTGTATGATGGTGCAACTCAAGTATCAACACAAACTCTAACATTTAATGTTACAGAAGCAGTGTTTGGTAATCAGCGACCATACTTTTCAGTTGCTCCTACAGTAGAAGATTTAAACACAACAGAACACGATGCGACATCTGGTGGTCTTTTAGATTTAGGAACAATATCACACGGTAGCGATACAGAGAATGTTCAAGTTACTTGCGAGTTTAGAAAATGGAATGAACATATGTTCATAGTTGATGAGTGGGGAGAAGACATTATCACTAGTTCGTCTTTTGGCTATTTGACACAAGATGAAAACATTTATATTGGCGACAAGAAACCATCACAATCAGATAATAATGAAGCACGTTTTGACTTTACTGGTTCATTAGCAGAAGCACAAGCATTCTTAGACAATGTTCGTTATTCTAATAATGGAAATGAAACTACATTTGATATGTTCTTGACGATTACAGATGGTGTAGTTGGTTCTAGATTGAAAAAGACTTGTTATTTCTCAGATGCACTAATTACAGCAACTACAATACCAGATCAAAGTTTCATAGAAGACGGTGAGTCGTGGCAAGATTTTGGCATTGTAACATTTGGCAATATTCAACCAGACGTAACACAATTTTCTTGCACAGTAACATTTGATGCCGATGGACATTCTGGTATTTCTCATGGGTATTTCGGCACAGGGACATATGTAGATGGACAACCACTAACAACGACACGTTCAACTCTAGCAGAACTGCAACAAGATTTAAGACTACTAGAACTTTATATGTTGCAAGATTTTGATACAAGTTATACTTTAACTGTTGATTTCACATTTAGTAATCCTACTATTGGCACAAGTTACACTGCTACTCAACAAACGATTAACGTATCTGGCACTCCAACAGAAGAAATCTCAAATCCAACTACAACACATACTTGGACAGAAGATCAACGATATGACTTTGTAGACTCTAAAACACCACAAATCATTCACCCTCAAAATTCATATTTTGATGTTATCTTTACTCTAAGTGATGTAGATGCAGGTGTATTAGCAAGACATGGAACAAATGCGTTCTTCACAGATTCATATGGAACATCAGCACAATATAAACTGTCAGGAACACGTGATCAAGTTAATCTTGCATTACAGAATCTTTATTTTGTTCCAAAAGTAGATTACGATGATGATTTTACAATCTCATTCACAGTAGACAGAACAAGTGGTGATTTGACATATGCAACGCAACAAACTGGTTCATTTACGATGAATGCAATTGCTGTATCAGAATTTAGTTTTCCATTAGTTCTACCAGAAATTAAATGGGAAAACAACGTATCAACTGAGTTTGAAACTGGTTTAAGAATTACAGACGGAGCATCGACTCTTGTAGACAGCCCTACATTTGGTTCTACTTACACGGTAAATGCAAGATTGCGTTCTTTTGATCAGCAATTCCCACATGCAGTTGTTCGTCTACAAGATAATGATATTGAATCGCTAAATTCAGTGACAGGTGATCGTAGTAATGATATAACTTTTTCAGGTAGCTTAAATGCAGTAAATTCAGCATTAAATAATTTTATTTTAATCCCAAATCCAAAATTTGAAGAACTACATGAGTTTTTTCTACTATATGAAATTACAAGAGATGCAGATGGCGTTAAGATTCTTAATCCATCTGAAAATGTGAGAACATTATTTAAGAACCCAACAATCACAGCACCATATTATGTTAATACACCGTTGTTTGATTGGGAAGAAGATAAACCATTTGAATTTGATAGTCAATTTAGAATTACAGAAAACCTTACTGCAAACCCAGATTACACAACAGCTAATGGATACGACAGTTGGTATGCTAGTTATTATAGAGTGACACTCAATGGTTCTCAAAATGCAGACATGCCAGAAATGAACTGGACTACAACTACACTTGCAAATCAAAATTTAACTGTAAGTGGCATTGGAACATACGGCAACCCATTAATATTAGAAGGTTCTAAAGCTGAAATTAACAAAGCACTTGCAACCATGAAGATGACACCAACAGTCCCAGACTTTACTACATCATCTTATACTAATGGTAGATTTTGGGCTGAATTTCAATTAAAGAGATTACGTGATAATTCTGTTATTGTTAATTACAATCCTCGTCTAGCAAATTTCAATGCAGGGACAGATGCATCTGAATATCTAACATCTTGGACAAACGTAATTTACTACGAAGACCGTAAAGGAAGACGCATCTTTGCACACTTAGATGATTTCATTGAAGATGGTGCAGGTGATTTATTCGATACAACATATGATGTTACTATCGGATTAGATAATGAAACAACTGGTAAGTTTGTCCCATATGTAAATGATGATTATCTAGTCGATGATGATATTAATATTTTTGTTGATGATTATGAAGTTCGTCTTGTAGGAACAAAAGCAGAAATCAACGAAGCGATTAAACAAATACAGTTCACACCATTAGCAGATGTTTATGCAAATGTAGATATTCGTTATACACAGAAACGCACATACAATAACACAACAGTAACACAAGCAGATAATGTCGTTGTTGCGACAATGGTCGGTATCAATACCCCAGAAACTATTCTAGGATCAGCAAACAATAATATTCAGTATTTTGTTTCAGATCAATTTAAAAAGGGATTAAGCACTTCCTCATTAAATAATGCAGAGCCTGATTGGGCTGACAATTCCGATTTTTTCGGTGATTTTAACACTGATAATAATCTTGTGACTTTAGATGCACACCAACTATCTGCTAACCTGAACAAAGTATATGATATTCCTATTACTATCGCAGATAGATTTGAAGATACTGGAGCATCTTCTTATAAATTTGTGATTGCAGGTGGTGGATTAATTGATTTGGGGGTTTCATTCGCACCAGGTTTTCTAACCAGTAACTCGTGGTTTTCAAAAAATACTATAAATTCGAGTCAAAGACAAGCAAGTCAATTTATGCCTATAAACATACCTACTGATATTGATAACGCTCCATTTCACAATGAAGAATTTGATCTCATAATAGATGTGTATAGAAAAAGCCACAGTGGTGTAGAAGCACACATTGACACTGTTACACTTACTTACAAATTTCTTAGTGGAATGACATTGAATGCATATGACGAAGATGGCGAACATCTCTTTGGTGAGCCAACCGAATTAATTAGAATTGATGACATTGATTGGAAAACTAGAGTAGACTTACGTGCTGAAATGCTTGCATTACGTGCAAATTATCCTGAATTGACCTCCTATCAAGAACTACTCGATAATATCAGTGGTTACGCTGAATTAGCAGCGGAAGAACAAGCCGTGACTCAGAATCTATATTACAAGACGAATGCGGCGTATACGGTATATGATGGGAAAGTAGTAATAGCAGATGAAAGAGGTTCTAACATAAACGATTTTGCTAGTAATGTCAGGGCAGTCTTTTTTCCTATAGATTCGAGATATCTCAGATCCTCTAATGACCTGCTTTCCGCAAATAATATTAAATATTTACCTAGAACTATAACAGTTAGTGGAACTGATGGAGTCTCGCAGATAAAACCTGATATCGTTTTTAGAGAACGAGATTTCACCTTTCCAGAATATTTTCCAAAGCCTCCAAATTACACTCATTATACTTATGGACGTTATTACACTCACCCCCGTTCAACATTTGAGTGGTGGAAACGGCGTGAAATCGTATACAAAACATACCAAACTCCGAAAGAAATTGGGGCTGAATATGAGTTTGTTAGTCAAGATAACTTAAAAGCAGTTGCATATGGAGTGTATGCATGGACTACATGGGGAACTATCATGCGATTTGGTGCAGGATGGCACAATACAACAGGCAACACAGGAACTGGAGTATACCAACCATTAATAACTGATAGTAGTAATAATACTTCAAGACCAGGGCTTTTTCCAATTGGAATTTCGGTGAACCATAACTCATATGCCCCATAACTCATATATCTAAAACTGACATAGTAAATTAAAATAAAGGAGTCATACAATGACAATTACAACAAGAGCAGGAAAAGGTGCAGCGTTGACCCACGCAGAACTGGATGCAAACTTTACAGATTTGGGTCTAGCGCATGGAGATACTACTGTTAATGTAAGTGTCGATGGCGCAACTATCACTGGTAACGTAGCAAGTAAAACTACTACAATCGGTGATTATCAAATCACAAGCAACAACTATGCAGTGCATGGCTTTCAAGTAGATGGTGGTGATCAAGCATGGGCAGGCGTGATTCTAAAAGAACACAGTGGTTCAACTGGTAAGCCAGTAGATAGTTTAGCAAACCCAAGTTTTAGTTCTATTATCTCAGGTGGAACAGTTGCTTCACCAACAGCACTTGAAAGTGGCAAACGCTTGATGAGTATGTTCGGTATGGGAACACTAGATGCAAGCGGAACAACACCAACACACGCACCAACGAATATCGTAATGGAAACAACAGAAGCACAATCAGCAACTTCTGTTGGTGGTAAGATTACATTCGAAACATCACCAAACGGTAGAACAGAAACTACACAAAGAACACAAACATTATCGCTACAAGACAATGTTGTAACAATCAATCCAAATGGTAATGGAACACTTACGACAGGTGGTAATTTAACACTTAATGATGATGTAGATGTTACTGGCACATTCAATGTAGATGGTGCAACAACACTAGACGGAAATGTTACACTTGGTAATGCAACAACAGATGCTATCAACTGTAAAGGTCAGATAAGTTTTGAAGCAGGTAGTGGTGGGTTTACAATGCCAGTTCTTGACAGTGCAACAGCAAGTTATCTAGATTCACAAGGTATCGCACAAAAAGGTTCACAATGTATCGTAACAGACGGATCACGTGCAGATGTTCCAATCTTCTATGATGGTTCTGATTGGCGTTATTTCTCAGATAGTGCAGTTCTTTCATAACATAAATATCATTAACAACATAGTTAATAGGTAAAATATGTGGAATAAAAATAGAGAAATGAAGCGAGCATATATCGTAATGAAACTCGATATGATGCTCGCTCAACACCGTGAAATGGGTATCGTAGACTTAGAAGAACTTCATCAGTTTATAGCACAGTTCAGACACTTAGACAAAAAACGACAACAAATATATGCTTGGATGGTTGATGAGATGGCAGAACTTTGGGACGCTTTCGATGAGGTCAACGATGTATGAAGTCTTAGACATACCGAAAATGATGCGTGTAAAAGCATCACATATTAGAAACAGATCACGCATTCCAATGCGAGCAAATGCAAACACTGTTAACAAAAACAAATGGGGTGGTTTGATTTTAGTTAAAGCAGGATTACCAAAAGAACAGTTTCGATTGATACCTGCTGGATCAGAACTGAAACAGTGTATACAAGACAAATCAGTATGGGAAATTTTCTTACCAGTAGAGTTTAAAAAAAGTAAGAAATTACTTGCAAAAAGACTTGACGCTATCGCATTTATGTGATATACTGTTTATATTAGTTTAAAAAGTTTTTTTGTTTCTCTTTTTAGATTAATAAATACTACTGTTAGAGACTAATATGGGGATACTAGTTTTTGACATTTTATATAAAAGATAGACTTGACACTATCTTTTATCTCCTGACTAAAAGTTGATGTTTAATAACCCTGCTAGAGTTTTCGAAGTTCTCTAGTGGGGTTATTTTTTTGCTTGACACGAATCATCTGTTATGTTATTGTTAATCTATGCTAAAAAAATCACGCATTCATATTACAT